TAGACTTCCTACTGTAACTACTCCACTTCTTCTCAGTGTGCCAGATTCCATAGGAGTTTCATCGATAGCTTCTGTGAGTATGGCTTCTCCACCAATTCGCAAAGCTTTTAACCCTGCTTCTTTGGCAATCTTTTTAGCTTTCTTGGTATTCCACTTACTCTTAGCCATATCAAACAGCAACCTCTCTGTGACTTTCCAACCCACCTAAAGAGGGTATAGAAAATACAGTTATTACAGGCCAATCTCTCCCATCAAAATTGAGTACGTCCCCAGCCTTAACTTTTTCAACACAAAATACAGTAGCTTGGCTGGTTACTTCATGGCCTTCGTTGTTTAAGACTAAACGACAACCGCTTTCCCATCTTACCGCTATATTGCTTTGTGTTTTAAAAGTGGCTTCTCCATTACTATTGTAGCCAGTATGCTCTTTCCAAACAGCTGTCTGATTCAGATAACTCCTAATAGCCATCATAATATCACCTTACCCTTACTGACCCTGCTAAGTATGGGCGCAATAAGTCTTTAGACTCTGTACTCAACAAGCCTTTTCCTGCTCCTGCTACAAACGTCTCAGATAATTTACCAATGGAGTAGCTCATAACCCCTTCAGCTTGGAGTTTTCTCCTTTGATTATTCCCCCTCTCTAGGATTGCCAAGGCTTCTTCACAACAAGAAGCTTTTACCCTCTCGGACACTTCCTTCTCAAGATACCAGCCTTCCGCATTTTCATAGTCTGGCAGATTGCCGATTACTTGAGGATGATACAAAGGGTTAATCCTGTAAGCTCTAGGGAATTGGAGAGTTTGGCTACTGTCCTTCTTCCTACCCTTGTATGTCATACGGTCAATAGAGGCTGTAGCAGTTATCAAAGACCTAGCTTTATCGTCACTATTGGAGCTATTCCAAGCATCGGCATAAAGCCTATTATTAAAGTATGCTACAGCCTCTTCCATACTAAGGTAAGAATTTGTGCCTACGATGATTTCTACAGGCACAATCTCACCTCCCTAACTTATACTATAATATAAGCATCAACTATGTTGCCGTTTAAGGCAGAATTAAGGTCAATAGTGTTGGACTCTATGGCTGTACCACTAACAGCCATAGTTGCCGGTGTTGCCTCTACCGCGTTGTTAAGGAAGGTACCCAATAAAATACCGTGAGACATCTTAAAGGGCAGTCCTATCTTGTCTCCAAAGCCTATAGTTACAGTAACTCCCGCACCGTCCATGGCAGGAATCTCTACCTTGGTAACCGTCTTAAAAGCCTTGTCGCTTTCAACAGTTCCTGCAGTATCCAGAGTAAAGGCATCTAGCTCTTCACTAATAGGTTCATCAAGATAGTTGGTTCCATACACCTTTACCTTAACAGCTTTAATGCTTCCAGTAGTACCTCCAGCAGTAGCTGTAATGCTTCTAGGCACAGGAGGGGCAGTAAACCCATCATTGACTGTAACCACTACATCTGCACTACAGGCTATTGCGGCATGTACTCCGTCAGCGTCAGAAGCTACAGCACCAGCCTTGGATACCTGAAAATGAGCTATAAAAGCTCTATCTACACTAACTCCAGGTACATTAGTCTGCATTACTTGCCCCAAATTTGGGTTAAAAGGATAAAAACTCATTTCGTTACCTCCTTGTTTATTATACTGAGGGAACCAATACGGCAAAGGGATACCGCGATTCTTCAACAGGACTTTGTAAGCTAATCGGGTTTGGAATTTGCCATGCTAACCGCATAACGCAACGCAAAGCAACCATATCCTGCTGAGCCAAGTTGTATACGATATCTCCAGAAGCATCCTGAATTACAGCCTCAGTCAATATTTTGTAAGTCATATCCTGACGAATAGAGTACACCGCCTGTTGGAAATCGCCAGAGAACATATAGGCACTTGTCGCGGTAAAGGCCGCATTATTCACAAACTGCATTGGTTCTCCATCCAGCTGATACCCGGTCTTTTCTCCCATCGAGCGCACAAACAGTGGTTGCCCGTTGGCATCCCGCAGACCGCGAAGTTTGGCTTTCATGGTATTAATGGCGATATGGCCGTTGACTACAAAGCCATCATCTTCAACTAGAGCCAAAACTCCATTCTCACCCATAATATCATCATAGATATCTTCGCCGCTACCCAAAGTCACAGTAGAGCCAGCATTTGTAGCTCCAGTGAGAATAGAATCCGGCCAAACATCAGGCTTATTGGTACCAATCAGCACAGCTCCATCAATAACAGCTCCAAACGCTTCTTGAACTCTGGGCCTAACTTCTCCCCAGATATCATAATCAGCGTCCTCCAGCACGGCTTCAGGGATAGGTACAATACACGCAATCTCAGCCGCGTCAAGGTATTTATTACCCCACTGTTGCTTAGTTAGCTTCTTTAACCCAGTATCCCCACTTACAAAGTAAGCTGTAGGAAGGCTGGAAAGAACAGGTATTCTCTGTTGCGCCCTACTCATATTAGGAAGTCTGCGAGCTAGCTGTAGAAAGGCTGAACTCGTCACTACTCCCTGAACTATATCCCTAGTCACCTCTTCAGGGATAAGAGCATTAGCATCACTTCTGGTAATAGTAGATTCAAACGGCATTTTACATCCTCCTTATCTTCCAGCGGCACCGCGTATGAAAGCATTCATCCCAGCGGCACCACCGTCTTTAGTAGTTGATTCTGAGCCTGATGGGTTCGTAGAATTCCCAACAGGTCTACCTTCTCCAAATAGATAGCCATCAGATTTTTGTAAATCTTCCAGCTGGGTCTCTAGCCCTAAAAGTTTGTCTCCATCTAGCTTAATAGCTTCCAAGTTCAGCAGTCCTCTAACTGCCTTGGGATTTTTGGCTTTTGCTTTAGCTAGTGCCCTATCTAGAGCAAAATCCAGTTGTAGTTGACTCATTTTAGATTCATAGGTTTCTGTAGTTTTCTTGTTCTCTTCCTGAAGCCTAGCCACTTCTTGTTGTAGCGTATCATTACCAGCGGCTTTTACTTTAAGAGCTTCTAGCTGAGTGTCTCTATCCTTTAGCTGATTCTTGAGCTCTTTGACTTCTTCGGTGTACTTAGCACGCGGTATGTAACTCCCGTCATTAACCACGGCTAGCTCCTTATCGCCAATAGCCGCCCCAATCTGATCAGTATAGAGATCACCCAATAACTTCTTCAACAGCTCCTTCGACATCCTTCTCAACCTCCTAGTAGTTTTTAGGCAGGATTCCCACCTGCTTGGAGTTTTTGTGTTCTTTAGGCTCTGCACTTTTAAAAAGAGCTAAGACGGTGCATTAGTTGGCATCACCTTCTTTACTAGGGATGAATTCTCCACTTGCTCCTAATTGCTGGATAACGTCAGTTGTATAGGCAGATATCCCCAGTGCCTCAAAGTATGAACTGGTGTGATGAACGGTCATACTTGTACCATCCTTCAACATGAAGGTTACAACATAAGATTCAATATCGTGGAAATTATCCTCCATCCAGTGTATCAACCCATTAACTGCCCCCGGGGATATTCTTTTAAACTCTGACATCTTCTTAACCCCCCTACAAAATTGCACCCTTGGGTGTTTTTGGTAATTTTGGAGGGTTATCTACTGAAATAATTTCAAACAGCTCCTCTACTACAAATATAGTGGATAAAGGGTCTTTTAGGTGCTCTGTATCAGTCCACGGCCCAGTAGGTGGGCCTACCAAGTAACCTTCCATACTTCGGGCTTTAAGTTTTACCAAATCTACAGCAAAACCATCCCCATACAAAGCTCCATTATCCCATGTAATCTTGCGTTTTTTATCGCCATCTTGTACTGTTATAGTCATCATATTGATGCAAGCACCCCCAATACAAAGTCCACATAATCTGTGTCCTTGATTACTTCATTAGTTCCCCAGAAGATTCCCTCCATACCCATGGAGAGTAGCTCATACGATCTATCGCCATAGTACTTACCCATGTACTTGTTAACAAACTTGTCTTTTTTGTACTTCTCATTTGGCCCATAGCCAGCTCCTAGGTGAATAAGAGCCTCGCCCTTAGTTCTACGCTTATAGAATTGTTCCTCTACACAGTCAATCCCTGGGACACAAGATTCCATGCGATGAGATAGTTCATGTAAAGCGCATCTAGCTTCACCTTTCCTAACAGAACTCAAAGCTATCGTGCTGTGACCTCCATCATAGGGCATATAAAAACCTCTACCAGCTCTAGTTAGATTAATCTTACTCCAATTATTGGACGTCTCTACCCACTCTGTAGGCAAGTATTTTGCCGCGTCATTGAGAGCCCATTTCAAGCTTTGGTCACCTGTGGTATTCTTGAACTTACCACCAAAATCTCGAACTTGTTTAAGATTTTCAAGATAGCTCTTTCCTGTATTCGCATCAGATTTAAGTTTAGCTAGCTTCTCAGACTTAGCCACCCATTCATTGCAAATAATCTCATATTTTTCCGTAGACCCAGATCCCAAAGAGTCAAACATATCGCTCAATCGTACTCTGAGTTTTTCACACTCTTTTTCCAGCTTAGCAATGAGCTTAACATCTCCAACAGAGTTTTCCCTGATTATCTTACCTATCTGGCTAACTTCACTTTCAATACCATCAAAGTCAGACCGTTTGAATCTTAATTTTACTGTTTCTATTCTAGCTTTAACATCATCCACCCAGGTAAGTTCAGCAGTCTTTGTTTCTTCTTCAATTTCAGCATCTAAGTCAATAAATAAGCCTAACGCGTGTCGACAATTAGGGTGAAATAGTCCTTCTTGTCTGGCTTCATCTAAAGTTGTATACCCTGGAGTTTTTCCAGTTAAAGATAGTACTCTGCCCCCCCAGGGAGTACAAAGAGGACACTCTCCTACATGGGAGCTAACCTTTACTAAGTCATGGCCCTGCTCTATTATACGGTTTTTTGTACCCTCTATCTGGGCTTCCATCGTAGTTGTCCGTGCCACCATTCTAGTGTAGCTAGACATGTTCCACTTTCTACCCAGCCTATCCTGAAAACCAGTTATACCATTGTTAGCTAGATTTTGCCGGTAGTTCCTAGCAACCTTTTGCCAAGAATCATACCCGGCCACAGTAGACCTGACGTTTTCTAAAGCTAGTGTTCTGTATACATCATCAACCCTGCGACCTACAAAAGCAGTAACATCCTCCAATCTAGAGTAGGAGTTTTCTGCCAATATCTTCATAGCTTGCTGATGTATATCTCCAAAAGCGGCCTCACCTGAAGCATACACTCTAGGAATAGAAGTATTACACCAAACCTTAGAATCTTTGCGAAGTTGCTGTAATATCTCTTGAGTATTCTTCTTGAGACTTCGCAAGTACTCTGTTTGATTACCCTTCAAAAGAGCTGTATTTATTTGCTTAGTTAAGTCTTTCTCAGCTTTCTCATATAGCTCTATCAACTTTTTAGCTTCTTTATCTGGCATGTTAGCACTCCTTTGAGTCAGGGGGGAGGGGGTAAACCCCCCAACCCGTTAGGTAATCACTCAGCTAAATTTAGCTGAATCTCTGGCTCTACCATACGTTCTTCTTTAATCTTTTCCAGCTCTTCTTGTAGAGCTTTACCCCGCAGTCCATACACGCGCTTCAAACTGCTCTCTAAGCTGGTAAAACCAGAACTATAAGCTATAGATTCATTAGTCACCAGCTCAGTCTCATCCTGCGGCAACCCATCGTACCATTCTACGTTTATTTCATTCAGTCTTGTCGAATTTGCTGTGCCATTAGCTACCTCCAGCTCAGAAGCCAAGCAGAGTATCCTACGCAAACCTGGGTCAAATTTCATGCGAATTCGGTTGACCTTACTTAAAGGAGCAAGCATCAATCTTCTAAGAGCACTACCAGATTCAGCCAGTCCAGATTTTAGCTGTCCGAAAGCCGCAGGACTGGTTTCAGACAGAAAGTACAACTGCTCCATGAGTACCTCTATCTGCTTGAAAGCCGCTTCCAGCTGACCGTTCCAAGTAACGTAACCGGGAGGCTGTTCCCCTTCAGCTACAGGAAAGTACCTACCTCCACCCTTATACGTCACTTCTCCAGTCTTGGGGTCTTCCTCTAAAGCTTTATCTGGGCCATACATATTAGGGTCAGCATGTTTATCCAAAATTTTGCTGACTTGAGCTATCCTTATCTCCAATTCTTGAATTATTGAGTCTAAGTCAGAGTAATCATCAAAACCCAACAAGTTGTCCGTGGTAGATACCCCAGATATTGTAACAATAGGCATTTCCTTAATCCCTGTGTCTACCACAAAATCTTCTTCCGTTTGTCGGCTTATCTTGCCGTTACTAATCTCATAGGTGCGAGTGGTGATTTTACCGGGTTCATGTATCTCGCACTTGAGATATTCTTTGGTGCGAAGTCCACCTAGTACAACTCTCTCTGTATTCTTATAAGCCCAGGCGAATACGTGAGCTACAATTTCTTTGGCATTATCAAAACTAAACACAGGGAACCAGTATTCTGGAGGTTGCCCCTCTATGATAGCTTCAGAACCATTATATCTGGCTTTAAACACACCATGACCAAACCTAGATATGTCTATAGCCACTTCATAACAAGTGTTGAAAAAACCCCTCTCTATATACCTATCCACAATACTTTGCTCCAGACTTTCCGAATCCCCTGCTGAAATATAGGGTGGTTCTCCTAAGAGTAAGTCAGCCCACAATAAGCTAAGCCGCTTGTTCCAGTTAAGAATCAGTAATAGCACAGCTTTTTGATCTTCTCGCAGAAGCTTTAGCCACTCCTTAAAGATTCTCTCGTGCTTACCTTTAAATAGAAGCTTATTTTGAGCATACATGTTGAGTCTATCCTCCTCACTCTTGGGAGGCCAAACTTGACCAGGGCTTAAAAAATCTAACGAAGTCAACACAATTACCACCCCTTTGGCTTTTTACTAACCTTTCGGTGCAATCTCATATCGCCCTCACAAGCATACCTGATAGCGTCAATAGTGTGGTTATCTTTATCTTCCAGCTCACTCCTGATATTACCATCTTTATCCACTTTATAATCAATATTCTCAAACTCTCTGGCTGTATTCGGTGCTCTGACTGGGTCTATGATTATTTCTTCTAAGTCATCTAGCCATTTTTCTCCATACTCTACTGAGCCTGGGCCTTTCTTGGCTCCTTTTACCTTCAAGTTGTAAGTTCTCATTTCGTCAATGCTTTTAGGCTCAGCAGAATCTGCTGTTATGAGAATATCTCCCCATCCTCTATCTTTTATCAGCACAGAAGCTTCACGGTTACTTAATTTAACCCCATACACTTCACCGAATACATACAACCTTCTTCTCTTCAAATCTAAGTGTGTCCTAACAAAAGCCAAAGGGTCAGCCGCGTATCCCCAGTCAAGTCCCTGTCTTAGATTATCAAAGCTTCTGATTTCTGCATCTGTTATCTTCTTAAACGATAGGTTGGAGAAAGGTACAACCCCGCCGCCTATAGGTTTGCCTAGATATATCCAGTCATGTTTGTGTTTATTTAGCTTCTTGGTATTAGCTACTTCTTCCAGGAAAGTGTCTGAGCAATAGGGGTTATCTCGATAATCGCTATGATTCACGTAAGTGTTATCTGGTATAAGTACTGTGTTAAACTTCTTATTAACCCAATTTTGTTTGCGTTTAGGAGGGTTATAGCTGAAAAATATGCTGTACTTCAAGCCTTTAGGTAATTTAGCTCTAAGTACAGAGTTTACAATCACGTCAACCTCATCCTCAGTCTTAAACTCTGGCAATTCTTCAATCCATAATATAGTAAGCGGATATTTGCTGGTTTTTATGGATTTTATCTTCTGAGGCTCATCCCCACCCCTGAAGATTATCCTGTTGCCCCAAGGTAAGTAAGTCAAACCTAGTGGACTTTTTGTCGCTTTCCAGTAAGACCCAACATTCAGATAGTCTATGGCCCATATAAGTTGCTCGAATACTGATTCACTCAGGGTTGCCGCTACCTTACGGATAACTAGGGCGTTTGTCTTGTACTTCATCATTTCATAGATTATTCGCAGACTTACATGTGTAGACTTACTGCTATTTCTTCCGCCTTTTAGTACCTTATATAAGTACTTATCCTCATTACAGGCTAGCCAAAACTCGTGAAAAGCTGGTAAAACTTTATCGCTTAACTTGACTTGAGTCATTTTATATCATCCACTATCTGAACCGATACATTTCCACTAAGGTTCAAGTTATCGGTAAACATACCTAGGTGTTTACCCAATAATTCCAGGGCTTTCAGCTTATCATACAGTTTTACCTTACGAGTCTTGGCCCCTCCAGAACTTATTGTCTCTTCTATACTAGACAAAACATGTCCGTCTATCTGGTCACATGGTCTTAACCCAATCCTACCAGACTTCTTCCAAGTTACAAAGTCTGTAAGGTCTGAAAATGCAATTTTAGCCAACTCTGCTACTACCAAGTCCACAGTTACTTGTGTTCTTGCTTGGCGTTCCTCAATAGCTTCTTTAATAGCTTCAGCTATATTAGGATTCTTTAGTAATTCGCTACCTGTATTACCCTTATACCCAGCCCTTAGTGCGGCTTGTTGAGCATCTAGGTCTTTCAGATATTCTTCTACAAATATCTGCTGTCTTGGTCTTAGCATTTATAATCACCTCTCAAAAAGAAAAGCGTCTACGAAAGACGATACTTTACTATCTCTATTATATCTAATTTATCCAATTCTCGGTTCCCAACTTTTTCCCAATTTTTTAACAGGCTTCAAACCCATAGCTTTATCATCTAAATAGCCATAACACCAAGCTAATTTTTTAACCATCTTGTTCTTCTTTTCATAGAATGTATTCCTAGATACGCCAGATATGTCGCAGATATCGCTCCAGGGCAGTTGGTCCCAATAAATCATCTTTACCAGTAGTTGCTCTTCTTCAGTCAGAATACCCAGACTTCTCTCAACTACCTCCTTCTCACTCTTAGTTTTCCTTATCTTTCGCTGTAGTCTTCCAATCTCCCGGCTTTCAATGCGTTCAATAGTAGCTTGTTCCACTGCATTTCCAACTCTGTAGCTCTTGCCTTCGATAACTTCATACCTACTAACAATTCTTGGACTTATTAAGTTTTTCACGATATCTACCTGATTGTTTAATGCTTCAATTCTTACCTCCATCCCAGGGTACATATAAAGTAATTTTTCTGTAGCCCTGTACCATTTATCCATGGCTATCCCTCCTTTCTCTAATTATACCGAACACACTACAATGCACGTCTAGTCTTTTTTCGGTATTTTTACGAAAAAAATCGTCCCCCCGGACATAAAAAATCGTCCGATTTAGAAAAAAAACGTCCTTTTTTACAAAGTAAAAAGTAAAAAATCGGCGCGTGCGTTACATCTAATCCCTAGCCTATTCACAGGCCGCCAAGCGCGCCGATTTTTTTCGCGTTATTCTTATTATTAATAATTATTTCTTCTTTCTTTCTCTACTACCGGGTATAGAGATAAAAAACGGCTTTTACACTCTATATGTGGCCCTGCTAGGTCTCGTGACCATTTTTAAAACCGATTTTTTTAAATTTTGTTGTACTTCGCGCCGTTTTTTTAAAATTTTTTATTGTATTCGCGCCGATTTTTAGCTTAAAAAGACCGTTTTTTTATTTTTCTAAAAATTTTTTAAGACCGTGTAATTACCACACTTTTTAATCCTTGGATTTCCTATTTTTTACTTTACTTTTTCGAGAAAACAGTTTATACTATAACTAGACCCTTTGATCTTTAAAAACTACACACAACACCCCGGCCCCACACAAGGGCTAGGGCGCAACCTGCCCACAAAGTTCCCAGCTTTGTTGCGATAGGCAGGCTGACTGGCAGACTAGGGCGATGATCCTGACGAGGTCGCGAAGCACGGTGGAATTCCGTGGTTAGGTACGACAAAGCGAACCAGCAGGGGGAACCAAGGACATGTAAAGTCTGAGCTCTAGAAAACGAAGGTCAGATAGTAATTAATTTTTTACCAAGTGCCGTATATTTTTACAGTATTTGGTTAAGAATTAATACAAGGAGGTTTGAAAATGCGTAAAAAGAAAAACCAAGGGATGAACTGGATACGCCAAGAAAAGAGGTTAGCTATTTACATCAGAGACGGACTAGCTTGTGCTTATTGCGGTGCTACTCTTGAAGATACCAAAATGACGTTAGACCACATAATCCCATACTCAATGGGTGGTTCAAACGACCAAACAAACCTAGTAACCTGTTGCCATAAGTGCAACTCTTCACGGGGAGCCAGAGAGCTCAGAGAATTTATTGATTCTGTATCTTCTTATACTCTACAGAATGCTGATAAGATTCACACTTACATACTTGAAACTGTTCAAAAACCGATAGATGTCAAAGCCGCCAAGAAGATAATTGCCGAAAGGAGACAAAAGGATGTATAAAGAGACAGTAGTCAACCAAAATATCCTTAAACACTTCCACTTTAATAGCATACACGAGTTAACGCAGTTTATCGAAAATACTCCAGTAAACTCAATATTCTTGAGTAAGTCTATCCTGTCAAGTAAAAGTATAGACTCAAAAGGTTGGGCAGGCACACGTACTTATGAAGAAGCTTTTGAGCTTCTCAAAAAAGGTTGGATTCCTGAGTCTAAGAGGTTAGCTAAAAAGATTCCTATTAATAATATAGCCGTCCAGAAGAAGAACGTGCTACCGCAGTATTCTGTGGCCGGATACCAAGCGTCTGTACCCCGATATCTACAAGGGATACCTACAAACATGATAACGTCCAAAGTTACCACCAAGAAACAAAAGATTATTACCATATATAAGAGCTTGAGCTATAACTCATCAACTCCTGGTGAGACAATAAAAGAAGAGGGGGTTAAAGCTCTACAAATAATACAAGAATTAGAGGCTCAGGGCTATCGAACGAAGTTGATTATGTACTGGGCTTCTAGCTGTTTTAGAGAAGCTTGTGTTATGTCACTAGCAATTAAAAGACCAGAAGAGAGGTTATCTCTGGCTAAATCAGCATTTCCTCTAGCTCATCCCGCAATGCTTAGACGTATAGGGTTTGCTTTTATGGAGAGGCACCCGCACTTGACAGAAAACACTTTTTCTCGAGGTTATGGAGTATCCAATGGAGGCCTGTTTAAGCCTACAGATGGGGTAGTATTACCCAGCTTTATCCCAGACGTAGCCAAATTTATTAAGGAGGCATTTGTCAGTGAGTAAATTACAAAACTTAAAGGTTGGAGACCAAGTTGCCCTGGTTAATTTCACTGGTAAGATGAGGATAGATACCCTAAAGATTGAAGAGATATACCTAGAGCCAGAAGATTTGAAGTGCTACTATATCTGCCCCATGAAAAATGGGGTTAAAGGCAAATTTGACATATATACAGGCAGACAAGTTAATGTGGCAGAACCCAAATACGCCAACTTTATAATGCTCTTGGAAGATGCTCCAAAAAAGGTAAAAAAGGCCAAGCGTACCAAGGAGGTAGACTTTTCCCCTAGGAAAAAGGTTGTTCACGAGAAGCATGAGATAATCATGACTTGTATAAAGAGCGATATCCCGGTTTATTTGGTGGGCCCAGCAGGTTCGGGTAAAAACTATACTCTCCAGGATATAGCCAATGAACTTGGACTAGACTTCTATTTTACCAACTCGATACAGCAAGAGTACAAAGTAACTGGGTTTATAGACGCTGGTGGCAACTATCACGAAACTGAGTTTTACAAAGCTTTCACTAACGGTGGTCTATTCTTCCTGGATGAAATGGATGCGTCTATCCCAGAAGTTCTGGTGCTTTTAAATGCGGCTATAGCAAACAAGTATTTCGAGTTCCCTACAGGCCGCAAAGAAGCGCATCCTAACTTCAGAGTTGTAGCCGCAGGAAATACTTGTGGCTCAGGAGCGGACGAGCTGTATACAGGAAGGCTGGTTCTTGATTCTGCTACTCTGGATAGGTTTGTAATAATCGAGTTTAACTATGACCGAAAGATAGAGTTGGCTTTAGCAGAAGGTAACGAAGCTCTAGTTAACTTCATACGCCAGATGCGCAAGTTTGCTGAAGATAATGGTATTAGAGCTACCTTCTCCTATCGTAGCATAATATCCACGGTTAAGCTGGAGAAAGCTGGAATTAAGCTCAGCGTGGTACTTAAAATAGCCATATTCAAGGGGCTTGATAAAGACACAATAAACACTTTCAGAACAGACTATAACTTAGGCAAGTCTGGGCGTTACCACTTCGCTTTACAAGAGCTACAATCAGCTTAAAATAAAGGGGGTGAGCTAGTGACTATAGAGATACAAGAGTGGGATGGCCCAGAATTTGCTGAAGAATGGGGGGACTGTTTAGAAGAGAGTGTAGACTTATCAGCTATAACAAGAGGCTGGGTAATTACCTTCTGGGATTATGATTTTTCTGGAGGGGAAAAATGTTTTGCTTGGATTTCTGACAGAAAGGAGGGGATATAATGAGAAAATTGGGAGTAACAAAGGACCATTATTATCAGGAGCGATACGAAAATAATGGCTACATAATAACTGAAGGCCCAACAACGGGATATTTAATTTGGAAAGATCACGAAGTGGTAAAAGCGGTTAGGACCTTATTAGAAGCAGAAGAATTTACAACCAATAACTAGCCACCCTGACGAGACCCAAGTGGAAGCCATAGCCGACAGCCGGGCCGGGCGGCAAATCCCGGCAGAAAGGAGGTGGTATACTGATTGATTCTTCACTATTCGGGTAAGGTTAAGCACCTTACCCAATTTCTCAACATATTGTCTGTGATCTATGGGGATATCCAATTAAAAGAATTTAGGGAGGTAAAATTATGTCAAATTTGGAAAAGGTAAAAAAGGGAGATACCGTTGTAATGCTGGGGTTTACTGGTATGAATCTTGGGGAATTTACCGTGACTGGAGCTACCAAGGCTGAGCTGAGTATAGAAGCCAAGAATGGCTCTACTCTCAAATTCTCCAGGAAGTCTGGAAAACAAGTTAACGTGGAAGAAGGCAAGGAAAGGTACGCTAACAAGATTGTTCTCTCGGAAGATGCCCCGGCTAAGAAAGAAAGGAAAAAGCCAGCAAAACCTGTTAAGCCTGTAGAGATTGTCGAAGAAGATGACGATGACGAAGATTTTGGTGATGGGATTCTTGCCAGCATGACTCTCTCTGAGCTGTTTGAATATGCTGAAGAGGAAGGCATCGACCTCTCTAAGCTCAACAAGAAACAGCGTAAGGATAAAGCTACTGTAATAGAGGCAATCAAAGAAGGCCAAGAAGATGACGAGTGGGAGGATGCTGAATAACTTGCAGAGTGGCACAGGGGCTAAAAACCCCTGTGTTAATGCGCGATCACGGTCACAAGCCCGTGCTATTTAAGGAGGTTATTATAATGAAAGAGATTAAAACCTTTGGAGGATTCCGTAGATGGATAGTTAGGGAGTTTAAAGAAAAGTTAAGTAAAGACATGATTGAAATGCTTAAAGAAGTGGACTATGAAGGCCCAGAATTGACTTGGGCCTATAACTGCTGGTTTGAGTATAATTGCCTAAAAGGTGAGGGATGTGTAGATGAGGTTATAAGGGCTGTAGTGAATGACGAGATTATGGGCTTACCTGCTTGGGCAAGGAGGGAGGAAGTTTATATTGGTATCTGGAGAAACAAAAAACAAGGAGGTGTTGTAGCCGCTTTTGAATTAAAAGAAGGTATTCTAGTGTCTCATAAAACAGGTATTCATGCCACTGTTTCAAAAGACTGGTTCTATTCCAACTTTAAAAAGGAGGCAAGCCTATGATAAAAGTGAGCTATTCACGGGTAAGCAACTATCTTAGTTGCCCACAGAAACACCATTTTAAGTACATCCAAGATATAGCTACTAAAACTCGTAACCGTCCATTGTCTTTCGGCAAAGACTATCACACTCTGCTACAATTCAAAGACCCAGCAATCTTAGAGGATATCGAGCAAGCCTATTACGATTTACCTGCTAAAGATCAAGAGCTATTGGGTGATGATTACTTAGATGACCTAAAGATTATTTATAGCGATTATTGCGAAGTATGGAAAGACGCAGAAAAACCTGTAGAAACAGAGCATGAATTTTTGATACCTATTGGTAAATACAAAGGCGAAGAGATATTATTCCACGGCTTCATCGATGAGCTATATGAGGATGGAACTTTGGGAGAACACAAGACTTTCAATTATAAGCCAGATATGGCCTTATTAGCCATGAATCTACAAGTTTGTCTGTACGCTAAAGCCCGATACCTAGAGACAGGTAAATTGCCTAGTGCAATTTTATGGGATTATTCAAGAAGCGTACCAGCTTCCAAGCCTATTTGGTTAAAGTCTGGTAAATTCAGCGAAGCCAATAATAGCAATATAACTCACCTAAGTTGGTTAAGAGCTTGTAAAGAAAGGGGGATAGATGACCCAAAAATACTGGAAAAGGCCAAAAATTATGAACCCAATATATCTAACTTTTTCTTTCGTTGCCGTATAGAGATAGTACCTACCATGGTAAATGTGGCCTGGGACAGCTTTAAAAAGCTAACCAAGGAGATTATAACAAAGGGGGGAGATAACCAAATAAAGAACATCAGCAGGGACTGTACTTGGTGCGATTATAAGCCTATCTGTTTCGCACAATTTACTGGGGCTGATGTAGACTACGTTATAGAGACAGACTATATAAAAGGAGGTAGAAATGGATAATTTTGTAAAAGTATCTATTGAGTGGGATGTTGGTAGAGACACTGTTAGCGAAGTAACGCAAGGAGAGGGTATGGTAACAGTAATAAAATTACCAGATTCCAACACAACTAAGACAATTATCTGTGGGAATTTGTCTACAATGGGTGTTATAGGGCTTATCCATGTCCTAGACAAAGCCAAAGAAGCTCTAGTAGAGCACCTAAAAGAGCAGGAGATAACTTATGGGTTATCTTGATGATGCTGTAGGTATATCTAAGCTGAATCAATCAAATCTTTGGGTTATCTATGGCAAGAGTACAAGCGGTAAGACTGAACTGCTTTCAACTTTTCCCAAAAAGTTGCTGTACCTGAGGGTAGGAGATGACGGTAGCAATACCATACGTGACAAGAAGGGCATAAAAGCTATCGAAGTTACAGAGTTATCTCAACTGCTTGATATAGCTCAAGAGCTCAAGAAAGATTCTACCTATACTACAGTGGCTGTGGATACTTTTGGCTTAGTTGTTAACGAGTGGATAAACCAGAACGCCATACAAAAGAAAAGGAGAGTAAGTCAGCAAATGTGGGGAGATATCAAGACAGATACAGAAGAGCTGATTAAAGTGTTCCACACATTAGCTAAAGACAAGATAGTTGTGCTAACTTGTCACGAAGTAGCAGATTCTATAGAAGGGTTTGAGGATGAGATAACCCCAGATATACGACCCAATGTATCTAAAGGAGCTAGAACTTACTTGGAAGCTATGGCTAATTATGGTATTCACACTACAGTAGTTAGCGTAGACAAGGAGAAGCCAGACGGTTCCCTAACCCCTGTAACACGATATGCGGCTCATATAGCCACTAACCCATATTACTGGGTTAAGCTACAGAAGCCGTCAACAATTAAGGTTCCTAAGTTGGTGTATAATCCAACTTATGACAAAATAATTAAATTAATGAAAGGAGACAAGAGCTGATGGCAAAGGTTAAGGTGGATTTTACTGGAGTAGAGACAAGTTTTAGATGTGAGGAGGGTCAGCAAGTTGCCCGGCTTATAAAGCTGGAGGAGACAGAGAGTCAAAGTGGCTCAGATATGCTAGCCGCAACCTTTGAAGTAATTAAGGGTAAGAGTAAAGGTTCCAAGGTTTATGATAACTTTGTCCTGACGGAGAAAGCACTGTGGAAGTTGAAGAGTTATCTACAGGCTGTTGGTGTAAAGGCTGATGGAAAAGTTGTAATTGACCTGGATAAGATGGTTGGTAAAGTCTGTATAATCGAGGTATTCCACGAAGAGTATAAGAATCAGCTTAGAGCCAAGATTTCTGACTTCCTGCCTTTGGCTGAGGAAGAAGAGAAGCCCAGTAAGGGCAAAAAGTCCAAAAAGGTTGAGGATGATGACTGGGATGACGATTGGGAAGAAGATTAGGTAACTGTAAAGGGGGCATAATGCCCCCTTATTTTATTTTATTAGGAGGCAGATGAATGGGTAAATTTGATATACCAGGCGATACAGGACATTTCTGGAGGTTACGCAAATTTATAGATTATTATGCCCTTGGAGATATTGACGCGAACTTTCCGCTATTAATTAGGTACGCAGATAACCATAATCTATCTGTAAATGACAGATTTTGGTTGTCTTTTCTGTACTCTTCTTGTTACTGTGTACCTACCACGTGTTTTTTATTCGAAAAACTACCACTAGATAAAGTAACTATGCAGAGAGCTGAAAAATTTTGGAAAAACTTTAAAGAACCTCTAATATTCCAAACAGACAAGAGATATGTCAAGAATATGAACTGGTTTGTACCTATGGTAGATAATTGGTTAAAGACTGTAGGCAAAAACCCCAGCAAGTTTTTTAAAGCTCTTGAAGGTTCCACAATAGAGCAAACTTATAATAACTTGTACCGGGAGATAAAAAGCTGGAGATATTTTGGTAGATTCACCACATTCCTGTTGATTGAAGCTATACACAAACTTACCCCTCTTAAAGCAGATTCTGCTTGGTTTGATTGGAAAAATGGGGATACTGCTACCAGCGGAATGATGCATATATTGTATCTAGATGAAGAAGCAGAATCCTTTGATTTTTCAAAGAAAATCGCCCCAGATACCTTGAAACTATTGGATAAAAGACTACCTCAAGTAATTAAGGCTATTCAAAAAAAGCAACCTAACGTCAATATAACTGACTTAGAGACAGCTCTTTGCGGGTTCAGGAAGTTGTTCAAAGCTACTCGCTATGGAGGTTACTATATAGACAGGGTACAAACAGAAATAGCTACTCTTCAAGATTATATGCCTAGATACAATTACATATGGGAAGAATTGTGGAAATACCGTTTAGAAGCGTTTGATCACAAACTATTGGGCGAAGTTCAAGGTTGGAAAGGTATAAGGAAAGACTTGAACCAGCAATGGCTAGAGAAAGGACTTACTGGTGCCGAGAATTTTGGTAAACATTAGAGGCACAAACGGTTCTGGTAAATCCACAATACCCTTGTCTATGATGGATGACCCTAAACTTGGAGTTATCGGAATAAATAACAGCAAACGCCCTTACCTCACCCTATTCCCAACTTATGGGTGGGTTGCGCTAGGCACTTACTTCAACAAGACTGGTGGCTTGGATACTTATAAGAATAATGAAGAAACCAGACAAGCTCTAGCTTGGGCTTGGAACTATACAGATTTAGACATAGTTATGGAAGGAATCATCGCTTCAACAATTAAGTCTACCTATGCTGAACTTTTTAAGAGATACCCCACCATAATTATGTCTTTTTTACCGCCATTAGAGGTATGCTTAGATAGGGTACAGCAAAGAAATGGAGGTAAACCTGTTAAGGAAGATCAAATAAGGAGCAAGTGGAATACTGTAGACAGAAATGTAGATTACTTTAAAGCGCAGGGGTTTGTGTCTTTGCGCATAAATACAGCCAAAGTTACGAAAGATCAAATGCTAGCTAGCTTCTTGAAAACTGTTGAAAAGTACAGGAGAGAAGTGAATAAGATTGGTATTGAGGAGGGGAGAGTATGAGTTACACAAAGATACGTCCAGGCGATTTTGTTAAGCATATCCCATCAGGCGAGACTTGGGTTGTCTGTGGAGTTAATTATGAGAGGGGCGGGCTTGTTCCTTGTGGCTACCCCTTCCCCTCATTGGCGAGGATAAGCGACTGCATTCTTGAGGAATCGAATGGGCTTGAGCAGACAAAAGAAATGAAGAACGCCCTGAGAGAGCATGGAATGGAAAGCTTTATTGAGCAGGGATTGGAGGGGAGAGTATGAGAGTACAACCGATAACCCAAGTCTATTTCAACCAGCATAAGCCTGTGGGACAGCCAACCCGGAAAGAGATCAACGTCCGAGCCAAGGCGGTTGAAGAAAAGCCGGATGCCATAGACCGATTTGAAGACACAGAACCGATGTGCCAAAGGATTACCAGAGCTGTGATTATAGGAGCCTTAATATTTCTAGCAACACACATACTTATATGGATATTAAGGTAGTTGCTATGAAAGTGATTATATCCACAGCTATAATCCTAGTGGTATTAACAGTAAACGTACCAAGTATAGCAATAGAGCCATCTGTATCAGTCTCCGTTCAAGAGCCATCCCGGAGTGAGCGAATACTCATATGTGAAGCTACAGCATACTGCTATGGTACTGTGACAAAAACCGGAACAAGCCCGGTCGAAGGTCGCACGATAGCAGTTGACCCGGAAGTCATACCCCTGGGTAGCCGGGTGCATGTGTCCTGTGAGATCAGGCCAGAGATAGATGGCTGGTACATAGCCGAAGATACCGGGGGGGTAATCAAGGGGAACATAATCGATATTTACATGAAAGATTATAACGATTGTATCCAATGGGGCAGAAGACAGGTAAAAGTGAAGTTAGATTAGTTAGCAAACGCAAGGGAGGATAACTATGAAGCAAAAATTGTTGTATCTGGGAAGATGGCAATTAAGTAGCTTAATTTTGGCACCTGTTATCATGCTAGTAGATGCAAGCCCGGTTGTACAGGCTATAATAGCCAACTTTATTGGAGGGGTAGTCTTTTTCAATATTGACAAGCTGATTTTCAAAAATTTTTAGGGAGGAGTAAGATGTTAGTATACAAGGTTCGTCATGAAAAAACTGGGCTAGAAAAGAATACTGTAATGGGACGAGACCTCATTGAAGTGTTAAAAACAATCCATCAAGTAGACTGGACTACTTGGCAATTGGTGACTATACGTATGGTGGGGGAAGGCGGGGAGCATAACCATGAAACTAGTTGAGTTGCTACTGGTAAAGGAGGGATAGCATTGAAACTTGATAAAGTAACCAACAGTGGTGCTCACGTCCCCATAAATTTTGACTTGAAAAGGGTATCTCCAGAGAAAGTATTAAAGCATCAAATAGCCAAAGATAAGAATGAACGCAATAGTTGGTGTTTACACGATAAGCCCTGCCCTAAGTACAATACTAGACCTTGTTGCCCTCCAAAAGTTAAGCTATTTGAAGAGTACAAGCCTAGAAAATACGTGTACCTTATGGAGATTATTGTTAACTTAAAAGACTATTATAACTCTTACCCTAAAGTGAAAGATAATAAGGGTTGGGTCTATCTGGGTATGAGTGGTACTCACAAGATGACTCGTGGAATATCTAATATAGCAATTAAGCGCATAGCGCAGGAGTTTGGAGGTCAAGCTTTTAGGGTAGGAGAATGCCTAGGGTGCCAATACCATAAAACAGGAAAGTGCAATTACTTTATGCCCCCATTAGAGTCTGCTGGGGTTGACCTTTGCGCTTTATCTCTGGATATATTCGATAGGGAAGTACTATGGGCTAAACCTAGTAACCCAATGGAATATATGCTAGCTTTAGGAGGTTTGTATACAGATGCCGAGATACCCAAAAAATTGTTTAAGGAGGTTATAACAGATGTATGTAGATGATTTATTCAAAATAGCACAAAATTATGCCGATATCAACTCAGGTTGTCTAAAAGTACACGTAGGTTGTCTAATAACTAAAGACAGCAATATAATTGCTTTAGGTGCTAATAGATGCTTGCCAAATTTCTGTATTACTGCGAGAGGTTGCCTTAGAGTGGAACTTTATGGGGAGAACTCTAAAGAGCACCGTAACCCAGAAGATTGTCGAGCTATCCACGCAGAGATAGATGCTATAGCTCATAGCCGAGAGCCATTAGTAGGGTCAACTATATACGTGACTAGATATCCCTGCGAAGCGTGTGCTAAAGCCATAGTGTCTGCTGGTATAGTTAAAGTTGTCTATGGTAGACAACAACCTATAAGCAGATATACCAGGAAGATTTTTGAGCACTATAACATAGATGTCTATCACTACAAAGCTTTTGATAGTCCAGACATGCTGTATTAAAGAAGGGAGTGAACCTAGCATTGGAAGAATTACTCAAAAAAGCTCAGGACACATATGGATATGCTAATCAAATTACTGTAGCTATTGAAGAGTTATGTGAGCTAGCCAGCGTGCTAGCTAAATATCCAAGGTATGACAGTCACGCAAAAGCTTCTGAAAAGCTGAGGGAAAATGTAGTTGACGAACTAGCCGATGTTACTGTAGTTTGTAAGCATGTAGAAATGATATTCAATATAAGCCAAGAAGAACTGAATAACCGAATAGCTTTAAAGCTCCTAAGACTTAAAAGATGGCTAGATACAGACAAATCTATGGAAGTGACTACAGTGGACCGTGAGGTGGTTTGATGAATCTCCAGGAATTCAACGCTTTGCTGGGTCAAGATAGTTACGTTAGATGTCGAGATAAGAAAAGAATAGATACTGCTATAGTAGATGTAGCTTCAGCTGAGAACCATCTATTCTCTGGGGGAGCCATAGGCTGGTGGGTAAAAACAGGATACATAATTGTAGACATCGATGAAGGTAAAGAGAAAGCTCTAGAAGTAATCAAAAAACTAGGCTTAAAAACTCTTATGGCTGAAACCCCAAAAGGAATACATCTATATTTTAAGTGCGATAAAGAATATCCTCAACGCATTAGTATGGTTCTACCTTGCGGTTTAAAGTGCGATTTTAGGTGTGCCAATAAAGGGTATGTGATACTACCTTTCGGCATGCCTGATCGAAAATTTAATGGGATTAAGGACATAATAGATATGCCCCTAGAGTTTACCCCTATGCTTAACCGTAAGGAATCATTGTTGGGGAAAAAGGAAGGTGATGGCCGCAACTCAACTTTATTCGCTCATCTTATGGCGTATAAGCATAAGGGAGCTACTGATGATCAGATAGCTGAAATGGCTGAAGTTATCAACTCTATTGTATTTGACGAACCTATGGAAGCAGAAGAGCTTCAGCAAATTGTGGATAATACTAAAAAGTACCCTGCTCAAATCCTAGGGGATAACCCTTACCTTATATACAATAAGAATGGTACTCCTAGCCAAGTAAACTCCCGTGCTATATGTGACTATTTTGTTAATAGAGGAGATATGTTTGTGCTAGGAGGGGAGTGCTACCAATATCGGGATGGGGTATACAGAGAGGCTTCATCTGCTGTAAGAAACGCCATTAAGGAAATGATAGCTTATGACCCACTTATAACCAATTCGCGCATACTAGATTGTTATCGCTTGCTAGTGGACGATACCAGAATACAACGTAAAGCCTCTGAGCTGAACTCTGACAAAAATCTCATAAATTTCAAGAATGGGGTTTGGAATATTCAAAGAGGTAAGCTTATAGAACACGATAGCAAATATCTACATACTGTTCAGATACCGCACAACGTAGAAAAACCCAAAAAATCTTGGAATAAAACCCGGCTGTATGATTTTTTAATTAACCAAGTGTCCCTGAATAAACCAGAGTTGAATATGCTTTTAGATTATATGGCCTATTCGCTAACCCTAGACTATGGGCTAAAGACTTTTTTGATTCTATACGGACAATCTAACACTGGGAAGTCTGTACTCATTAGGTTTTTTGAAAATATGGTAGGTCAGGAGAATACAGCATCTTTGTCTATGCATGAACTTAACAAGAGATTTTATCCTTCGCAACTATACAATAGATTACTTAACTCGTGCGCTGATAACTCCTCACTCCCACTTTCCTCTATTGAAAATCTCAAGAAGATAACAGGAGGAGATCAGATAATGCACGAGAAGAAAGGTAAGGAACCATTCTTTTTTGTACCCTTCACCAAGCTAGTATTCTCCTTTAACCAAATGCCCCTTCAGCTGGAGGAGAAGTCTAATGCTTTTTACAAGCGCATGAGAATACTGCCTATGTCAAAAGAACTGTACTTAAATAATGAGTACGTTAATGAACTATGTTCTGATCAAAGTATTCAAGAGATTATCCCTTATCTTTTGGAAAGGTTGCCTCTTTTGGAAATACCTAGTCCTGCGTCAAGTCAAAAGTTGGTGGAGGGGTTACGACAAGACAGTGATAGTATACACGCCTTTATAACTCAAGCGTGTATTACTGGTAAAAAATGCTGGGTTAGCAAAAAAGAATTGTATGAAGCTTATGCAAAATTTTGTATAGATACAGGTAGACAAGCGCATAAGCCTCATGGCTTTTTACGTCATATTCGCTCCCAAGGATTCCAAGAAGCTAGGAAAGCTAAAACGAGAGAAGCTTGCTGGAGGGGGATAGCTATAAGAAAATGATAGTTCACTGTAAACGAGACAAATATGATGTCTACATTGGTAGACCCAGCAAATGGGGGAACCCCTATATAATAGGAAAAGATGGCACCCGGCAGGAAGTAATTGAAAAATACAGAGATTACATCTTAACTAGGCCAAACTTGTTAGCAAGTTTACCTGAGTTAGAAGGCAAAATACTGGGATGCTGGTGTAGTCCTAAACCTTGTCACGGGGAAGTATTGTTGGAATTATTAAAAAGGGGGAAAGCTGTGAATGATTTAGAAATGTTTTTAAAGTGTTGCGAAAAAGCCCTAAAAGACAAGCTAGCAGATAATCCAAAATCCGGTGTAAAGTCTGGTAATAGCAAGATGAGATACTCAAAAGCTTTGGATTTATTGGTAGTACTACGAAAGCAGTATGCCTTAAGGGGAGCTTTTAGCTTGGGAATTTGTATGGATTGTAGTAAGTTCAGCGATATCAGGATGACAGCAAAAGATGGCCTAGGTCATTGCGGTTCCAAAGTAGTAAGTGCTTTTGATTCTTGTGAGCATCATAGTAAAGAAGGTGATGATTGTGGGGTATAAGTATGCTATACTAGACATAGAGACCACAGGATTGAACCGATATAAAGATAAAGTAAACTATATAGGTATTGGCTTGGCTGAAAACTTGGGTTCTTCACTGAGAACGCTTATTTATAATATGCGTGAAGATAAAGACTTGATAAAATTCAAGAATATGTGTAAAAAATTGAGAAAGGATAAAACCACTCTTATCTGGCAAAACGGCAAATTTGATACTCTTTTTATTCATCTACACTACGGCATACTTTTGCCTATTCACCATGACCTTATGGTTATGGGTACAACTTATGACCTAGACGCCCCACACGGCTTAAAAGAAATGTGTAAATCTTGGCTAGGCGCAGATGATTGGGATATACCCCTAAGGGAGAAGGTAAAACCCAATAGTCCTTTGGTTGAGGAATATCTTAAAAAGGACTTGGTAAATCCATGGGAGTTGTTTAAATTCTTCAATGAAAAACTTACCGAACAACAATGGAAAATATATAACTATCTTCTAAAACCAGCCTATTTGATGTATCGTAGGGCTGAGTACAAAGGGATATACTTAGATAGGGGTAAGCTTCGCAAAGTGCGAAGAAAGTACAAATATGAGCAAGAAAAGAAGTTAAAAGCACTTAATCAACTACACCAAATTAACTGGAATAGCCCCAAACAGGTATCTGATGTGCTTTTCAACAAAGAGAAGATGCCTGTAATTAAGCTATCTCAAAAAACTGGGGAGCCGTCCAGTGATGCTAAAGTATTGAAGCGTCTAAAAGCAAAAGGTCATGACTTAGCTGATAAGTTGCTAGATTACAAATTTTACTATGGGGCTAACAGCAAATTTCTAAATCGTTGGGAGGATGACGCATTTTATGATGGTAGAATACACCCTAGCTTCAGCCTAACTAATGTAAGAACTGGTAGAACTTCTTGCTCTAACCCTAACCTTCAGCAAGTTCCCAGAAATAAAGAGCTGAGAACTCTGTATACAGCTGATTCGGGGAGAAAACTAATAGAAGCTGACTATTCCCAAATAGAATTGAGAATAGCGGCTGATTATGCTGACGAGCACAATATGATTCAAATATACTTGGAAGGAGGGGACATTCACACAGAAACAGCTATGTCTTTAACAGGGTTAACATCCGAACAAGTTAAAGGAGAACTAAGAACCAAAGCAAAAGCAGTTAATTTTGGGTTTTTGTATGGTATGTCAAGTAAAGGGTTTATTAGTTACGCTTTCGACAATTACGACACAGTATTCACCCGGCCAGAAGCTGAGAGATATCGCCAGTTGTTTTTTACCAAGTACCCTGGGCTAGTTCAGTGGCACCAAAAAATGATAACTATTTGTGAAATCCAAGGAGGTGTAGCCAATAGATTTGGTAGGTTCAGAGCACTACCTGATATATACTCTTCAGACAACTATATCAAGAGTAGTGCTAAAAGGAAAGCTATAAACAGCCCAGTACAGGGCACAGCCTCAGACATATTGCTTTTAGCGGCAATAGAGATAGACCATAAATTGAGAAAAGACCTAGATTTGTGGATAGTAGGCACTGTTCACGATAGTATACTTATGGATTGCCCTGAAGATTGTGTCGAAGAAGCTGTAGAAGAGATAAAGAAAATTATGTCTCATCCAAAAGGGCTGGACGTTTTTGATGTATCTTTTAAGATACCGATTGAAGCTGATGTAACTATTGGGCCTTGGGGAAGTTAAGTAAGGAGGGAAAAGGATGAAGGTATTTGTAATTAATGGGTATCCTAAAAGCGGAAAAGACCAGTTTGTTCAGTACTGTAAAGAATCCTGCGGCAATAATTATATGATTATTAACCTAGTAACCAGCACCCCAGCCAAAGAAGCTTTAAAATGTCTGGGATGGGATGGAAAGGAGAAAACACCTGAAATACGGTTGTACTTGTATGAATTTATGAGGGTAGCTGAAGAATTCGATGGGATATTTGACTGGGTTAAAAGAAGTATAGATTTGTATGTAAGTTGGTTTGAAAATAATCCCCGGTTACGCGATTCAAAAGAGGTTATAGTATTTATCCACTCTAGGGAACCGTATAACATAATCAAATACCAAGCAGAATTTGACGCTAAGACGATTTTATTAATCAACCCAAAGGTAGAGTCAGCTGGTAATAACCCGTCAGATAAGGGTGTAGAAAATTTTGATTATGACTATTATATTTATAATGATGGAGATTTAGAGGATTTGAGAGAAACAGCGCGTGAATTTATGGAAGGAGAGGTGTTATAGGTGAATTGTATAACAGTAGATACAGCTACAATGGCTTGGGATTATTGGTTTGATACTTTAAGACTACAGAATATACAGCAACCCTCCAGAGACGGCAATGTGGCAGGAGAAATAATCAACGCAGTTACAGTTATAACTGACCCACGACAGGGGTTTGTAAAGTCTAAAGAGCGTGACTTGTCTATAAAATATGCCATAGGAGAGCTGTTGTGGTACCTTTCAGGTAGCAATAAATTAGAGGATATCTCTCCTTATTCTTCAGCTTGGAAAAACTTGTCTGATGATGGGAATACGGTAAACTCTGCCTATGGCTATAGGATATTCAACAAATTTGGCTTTAATCAATGGGAGCACGTAGCAAAATTGCTACAGAAAGACCCTTTGAGTAGACAAGCAATAATACACATAAAAGAACCTAGTAATGCCCCCACGAAGGATTTGCCCTGTACTATCTGTATACAGTACCTTATCAGAGATAATAAGCTCCACAGTACTGTATATATGCGCAGTAACGATATCTGGCTTGGCTTTCCTTACGATGTTTTCAATTTTACCTCTTTACAAGTACTGATGGCGATGGAGCTAGGGGTGCCTGTTGGGGAATATACCCATATTGCTGGCTCTTTACATCTTTACGAAAGGAATGTTAAAAATGTTCAAAGTGCCGATTAAGTTAAAAGATGGAAGTTGGGTACACTTTTGCTACCTAGATAATAAGTACAAAGATTCTGCCTTAGATGTGAAAACTTGGGCTAAACAAGATTTTAACTTATGCTTAGAAAGCTCAGAAGATTTGGTAAAATTGAAAGAGCACATAAAGGAAAGATATCGTCAGAAATATCCTCATATATTCAGGTATACGCGAATCGATGCTCAAGGATGGACGCGTATTTGGGTCACAGAACACTTGGAAGGAGAGATATAGTGAAAAATAAGATTACAAGTCTGCCGCCTATCTTGGCGGTGGACTTTGATGGAACCTTAGTTGAGGACAAATACCCGGACATAGGAGAGCCTAACCTTGTATTATTCAGGGATTTGAAAATAATTCAAAAAGCTGGTTATAGGATTATACTATGGACTTGCCGAACGGATAAAAGCCTGGAACAAGCAATAGAATTCTGCGCTTCTCAAGGACTTATTTTTGATGCTATTAACAAAAATATACCTGAAGTTATTGAAACTTTTGGGGGTGATGCTCGTAAAATCTATGCTGATGCTTATATAGACGATAAGAATATGAAAGTTTGGGGGAGAGAAGATTATGCCCTTAGAAAATACAATAGTAAACAGAATTTTAGCTTATCTCAATGAAGAAGTGGAAGATTGCGTAGCAGAAAAAGTACACGGAAATCAATATCAAGTAGGTAGACCTGATATAAATGGGTGTTGGAAAGGGCGTTGCTTTAGAATAGAAGTAAAAAGCCCTGACCACGGTAATAAACCCACAAAAATTCAACTCCTTAACCTTAAACAATGGCGTAGAGCTGGGGCTATCTCTTTTGTGGCCTATAGCCTAGAGGAAGTTAAACAGGTTATTCACAATAGTGGTAGCCCTTGGCAATTTCAAGAAGTCTGTAAGCATGGGGAATACTTAGAAGGGTGTAAGATTTGTAGTAGGAGGCTAAGCTAATATGATACTACACACTAAACCTTGGAAACATCAGTTAGAGGCACTAGAATATCTAATGCCTAGAAGCTGTGGAGCTTTGTATATAGACCCTGGTAGTGGTAAAACCAAAGTCATGATTGACTTAATTGCTAACCGTGGGTTTAAACGAGTATTGATATTGGCTACTAAGCGAATTTGCTCTCAGAAAGTATGGGAAAGCGAATTCCACAAGCACTACAGCACGAATAATTACAAGATTTTAAGCCTTTACTCTTACTCATCTGACCGTAAGGTCACAGAAGCTAAAAAACTCTTAAATTTGAGCAATAAATACCTCCAAATAATCGTAGTTAATTACGATAGCGTGTGGCGTAAACCGTTTAGAGATTACGTGTTAAAAGCGGAGTTTGATTGCGTTATTTGCGATGAAAGTCACCGTATAAAAAGTGCTGGGAGTAAAGTGTCAAGATTCTTGGCTTTATTGGGTAAAAGAACTCCTAATAGATTTATTATGACTGGTACTCCTCTAGCCCAAGGACCATTAGACTTATACGGTCAATACCGCTTTCTAGACCCACAAATATTTGGCACTAAGTTTGATGATTTTAAGTATAGGTATGGTAATTACATACACACCAATCAGGGATACCCTATACTTAACAAGAAGAACCCATACAAAAATTTGGATGAGCTATACGAAAAGATGTTTTATTGTGCCTATACTTGTTCAGACTTAGACTTGAATTTACCCCCTTATTTGGATATTTTGTGGGAGTTTGACTTACCCTACAAAACCCAGAAATACTACAAAGAATTGAAAAAAGAGAGCTGTCTAGAGCTGAAATCTGGCTTAGTTACTCCCAAAAACGCTTTAGTGGTATTAACAAGACTTCAGCAACTTACCAGTGGTTATCTGCCTACAGACCAAGGAGTTGTGGAAATAGACAAGGCTAGGCGCGAAGCTTTTCAGGAATTGCTGGAAAGTCTGCCCGATGAGCCTATTGTAGTTTTTTGTAGATTCAAGAAGGACATAAAAAATGTCAAATCTGTGGTAAGATGTATAGGTAGAAAAAGTTCAGAGATATCTGGAGATAGGGATACATCAGAAGATTGGAAGGCTGGGAAAACTAACGTGCTAGTGATTCAGATAGCGGCAGGAGCAGAAGGAATAGACCTAACCAGGGCAAGGTATGGCATATACTACACTAAAGACCGTAGATTGTGGCTATACAAGCAAAGTCGCAAAAGACTTCACCGCCCTGGTCAAGCCAAAGCTGTGAGATTTTATCACATCACAGCTAAAATGAAAGGAGGTAGAACTATTGACGAGTTAATCAGCATGGACTTGGAAAACGGTCAAAATATCATTGACCGAATAATGGCTGGAAATATCTAACTTAGTGGGATTCCTATAGTCGCGCAAGCATCCAAACCTCGCCGGGGAGGGTTAAATCCCCGGCCTTATGTCTTCTTCTTTAGCTCAACATGTTCTTAACATACTTCTTGGCTACCTCCGCTCGGATAACGAACCCCATTCCTTCAACGGCCACATCTACCAACTTGGCCGTTACAATCCCCACTATTTCCCCGCGTTCATTTACGCAAGGCCCGCCTGAATTCCCCGGAGAAATCGGGGCATCAATTTGCATGAAGTCTCCCCGATTCGTATTAGCTAGTATTCCTACGGATACGGTTTCTGTGTATCCCTGCGGTGCCCCAATCACGGCAACGGGCTCACCAAGTTCATACCCTTCCGCAAATTTCAGTGGTGGTAAATCATATTTTGTTCTGATGATTGCTAAGTCTTTACTAGGGTCATCGCTGTGTAGTTCCCAATCAAAATTGGGAATCCCAAGATCATCCTTAACACAAAAGCCTCTAGTTACATTCCCGACAACGTGAGAATTGGTCAAAATATACGACCATTTCCCATCCCTGGCCACGCAAGACCCAGACCCTAAACTAGGCCCGGTATGTACCAGCACTATTGAGGGGATAACCTCTGGAAGGATATCTGAGAAAACCCCATCCCGGAAAATCATTTTAGCGATCACTGCGGCCATTTCCTCCCGCGTAATGGGTCTATCCGGTTTAAAAGTTCCATCGGGATACCCGGCAACTATTCCCAATTCCGACGCCTTTTTGATTACCTTTGCTGACCATCTGCCAGCTTCAACATCTTTAAACATTTATTTCCCTCCCTCTCTGGAATACGCCCAATAAATCGTGGACAAAGTTTGCCCCTCTAGAAATCAATATACCTGTAAAGATTGACCCAAGGTATGGTACGGTCATGGGAATTCCCACAGTAGTGCAAGCATCTAGCCCAGCGGCTACAGCTACGCCAACTCCAATAACTAAAGAGCCAATGCGATCAGCAGATAACTTTCCAGCCTGATAAGTCATTTTTCCAGTTTCCCAAACGGCCTCTACCAAGGCCGCTCCTATAACTATCTGGGTAAAATCCATGTCTACCCCTCCCTATTTAATATTTGCTCGTACGGCTTTACTGTCCCAAGTCAACGAAAGATTCATAGCATTCACTACTTCTCTAACGGCCACCCCCTCCCCGAAATAGGATGTCCCACCAACAATATACCCTGGAAAATCCTTGCCTTTTATGCGGATAGTGCATGGCTTTTTTAAAGGCTCTCCTGTATAGTCTAATAGGCCAGAAGCTATGGCAAAAGCCAGTTTTTTCTGGAATTCTGGTTTTACAAGCTGTTCTTCCTGTTCTGGATTCGATATAAAGCCCAATTCTACCAGGATAGCAGGCATTTTAGTTTCACGAGTCATCTGAAGATTCGCAACCCGAATACCTCCATCCGGCCATCCAGAAGCTTGAACCAATCGGGGTTGAACATACCTTGCTATCTTTTCGGCTTGACCTCCTAAACCTTGGATAAAAGTGGAAATATAGCCAGGCACAGGGGATGCTACTGAATTTATATGAATAGATACAACGAAGTCACAATTAGCTTTATTGAGAATAGCAACTCTTTGGTCTAGGCTGACAGTCTTGTCTATTTCACGAACCATAATAATGGTATTATCAAAAGAGGCAAGAAATTTTTTGACCTCTAGAGCTATAGCTAAAGTTATGTCTTTTTCATGTTCGCTCAATCCAACTGCTCCTGGGTCAGCCCCACCATGTCCTGCGTCTAACCCAATTTTGGCCATAAAATTTCACCCCTTCAATATACAGACTGGGATACCCGCCGTAAATACTCACTATACTTGATACTTACATTTTTCGCCCAATCCAGGGCTTCTTCCAAATCTCCATTGACTTCTTGGTTCATAACAGCTTTTGCTGTAACCTGAGCTAAATTGAGATTGGCTTGAATCATTTCCATCTGGACCAGGTTTCCTTCTTGCCTTAGGTCATTGATTTTTTTGTCTTTTCTTTGGTGCGCCCCAATATAAGCTACGCCAACAGCTCCAGCAGTTGATATAAGCGTTGTAAATATGCCCAGGTATCCCATTCTCCAACCCTCCCTATTAGATTTTGCCTTCTCCCTCCTCGACTACTACTAGTTCAGCCTCTAACTTTGCTTTTTTGGCCTCCAGCAAATCCCGTCTTTCTATGTACTTTGTTTGCTGTGATATAAGCCCTGTGATATTATACTCAGTATTTTGTATCTGCATCTCTACTACATAAAGCTGTTTGTTGGCCTTCTGGAGTTCTTCTTGCAATTCTGCTTTCGACAACATTTTTCGGTATCACCTCCATAAATTTACGATGCGCAAAGTCTTTCCTAACAGCAGATAGAGTCCAAGAAAACTCTACTCCGTCAGCAACCTCATGATAGTCCTTAACAACAAAATAGTCCTCGCCAATCTCGTCAATATAGAGCAGGGCTTTGCCGTGTGGGGTCACATCAAATACCCACTTACTGTATTCAGTATTTGGTTCGATACAGGCTAAAAACATAGGGTCGATGTCAATTCGGCACTCACCATTAGTCAGTATTCCAATGTCGGGGTATATATACCTAACTTCCGGGCACTCCACGGCAGATATGGCTAAATCACCATAAATAGTGCTTTCTACAGCGTTTTTAGGGGAACCGCTTACATTTAAGCTCCCAATAACTTGAACAGCCCCTTCTAGCCAAATGTCGTAAGCTGATTTTATAGTCACTGTAGTATCAGCTCTAAAATATACTGACCCTCCTGCATCGACATAAAATTGACCAGTGGGGGTTGCAGATATTCTCCTACCGTCAAGATGTAAGTCCCTCCAAAAAGTGTCACCAGAACCATGACCAGAGTTCGCTTGTATACGTAACCCCTGCCCCATAGCATCGTCCATGGTGGTAATTGAGCATATCCGCTCATCCAGAGATGGGTCATGAAAGCTCATTATTGGACCTCTACTGGTAGACATGATATCGAACAATTCTTTGCCATTAAGCTTCATTCCAAAGGGGTAAGTGTAGAATTCAGTAACTGGACCTAAGTAGGCATAACTAGTGTCTCCTTCTTTCCCCGTAAAGATTTGGCTGGAGTATATCTCCCCGCCAATAATCTTCAACCCATACTTCCTGATAGCACCGCTTAACCATGAACCCAGCAGTACCCGCAAGGCATCGCTGGAGTCATAGACCTTTATGCCGTCAGGTTCCAGCTTAAGATAGCCGGGCAGAGCATCAAGATCGGCTTTTACCCAGAATGGTGCTTCAGTCGTGTACCAGCCTGATATCTCGGCATCGGTTCTGGCTACTTTGTCTATGCGGAGTTCGTCGATTGGGTTGTTCCATTGTTGGGATCCTGCGTAGTTGCTCCCAAGATACAGTTTGGTCACGCCTGTGAAAGCTACGGGATTTGCCAGCGTTGTTGTCGCTACCTCGTCCCCATCAATAAATAACGCTACAAGTGCCCCGGCCCATTCCACAGTTACCATGTGCCAACCGGAAGAGGGGTAATTGATACCAAACGCGGATACCCCATCGAAAAGAATTAATATTGTTCCACCAGTGCCCTTATATGCAATAAATCTGCTTCCATCTGTGTCCCATAAATATGAGTATGGGCCTTGTTTACTGCTGTCAAAGTATGCCCAGACTGACAATGTACCCTGCGCGGGGGTTAATATGCCCGTTGTTGGTATTGTCAAGACTTCATTCGCACGAGTGCCTATTGAGAATGGATTAAGGTATTCTCCAATCTCTAGCTGGGCTTGGTCAAAATCTAGCGTTCCAACCGCAGCTAAAAGCCTGACCAGAACAGTCACGGTTCCTGTTCCAGCGACAGAAAAAGATGCCGATATTCTGTGCCATTTCCCATCATTCGGTATAACAACGGATTTATCCCCCGGCGAAGATGAGTCAGACATATTATAAACATTAATCCTGCCTGTACCATTACCCCTAACGTATACACTGGCTGTATATGTAGTCCCTTTGTTTATAGTTACGTCTTGGACAAATCCCCAACCATAACCGTAAGAGTAGTACCCGCCTCCATCCCTGCCTCCTGTGCTGTGCCACGTCGCATCAGTGCCCCAATCTGAATCTGTGTCAAAATTAGGATTGATGAGTAAGTTCGTTGCTCCTACTTCCCCTAAATACGCCTTGCCGAACTTCCCGTCCTCAAACCTTGGCTTATTGGCCTCAACCTTAGTCCCGTCCTCAAGATAGGCTGGAGAGGGACGGGTGAAGGTTAGATTCGGGCCAATCGAGGGAGCCAACCCACCGTCAAAGTGGTACATGGCGGTGCAGTTCTCGTCCGCGTCCATGCCGGGTGTTATGCCCTGCACTTGCATTAATATCGATAAGAATCCCTCTTCGAAGTTTGTGGCTGAGCCGATCTGCACCATTCCAGCATCGAGTTGCCCTGTTTTGATGAAGTTGGCGTTAATTGCCCCGTCCATCGTCATGGCTATGTCGTATTCACGGGCAGGGTTATCTGCTCCTGTAACATTATCGCTATACCCCAGACCGCCCATGTTCCAACGCCAGATTTTGGTTGCCTGATCGGGGTCAGGATGATCCATAATTAATATCTCATTAGTTTCGTCCGGGGATTGCCTGATTAGCACGTTGCCCCCTATGGCCTCATTGAGTAGTTGGGCTGTTTGGTCTGCCGATAAAGCCAAATCCTGGGCCGCTCTTGCAATGGCTACTATGGAGGATACAGCCTTAACTTGCTGATTCTGAACTCCTCTAATAAGTCCGTGCTTTCCTGCTCCCTTGAGATTGTGCGGGCCACGATATCGCCAAGTTGAGTGAGTGATGATAGAGGCAATATCACTACTACCTAGCGCGCTGGTATCAGAGAGAGTAATATAATCTCCAGGCTGAATGGAGGGGTCTCCAATAAATTCAGCATCGAAAGGTACATATATTGCTGTAGTTATTTGAGCTAAAATATTGTCTAGAACAGAATTTATTTGCCCTTCTGACATACCTGCCATTAAAGGATTTTCCTCTAAGCTTAGAATCATCCCCTCAATCCCACGAGCATAACTGGTATCTCCTATTTGCATAGTCACCTTAGTTATCTGTATGGCAAAGTCAGATACCTTAGAGCTAAATCTTTCTTGTTTGCTTATAGTCCTGGAGCTAACTTTGGATTTTATGGGGATAATTTCAAGTTGCCCCAACTTGCCTATACGGGCAAACGCGCCCATAATCTGACACGCCCACATCAATAGGTCACGGCAGGTTTTAATCTTGGATGCGTCTGGAGCCGCGAATAATAGTGTAGCATTGGCAAAGGTGTCAATCTCAGCAATACTGGTGCCTAGAGTCACCCCGGCTAAATTACAGGCATGAACTACAAGATTGCGTGGACTACTTGACCCCGGTTCTCCGCAAGGTATGTCAAAAAGTAGCATACTATCTATGGCTTTGATATTTACTACATTTTGCTTGCGTTGAATATCAGTGATGTAAAAAACTCCTAGGGGCACATTCTCCCACAAACTACTCCCGATATCTAACCCAAAATTCAGCTCTACCCTAGCACCGTCTAGACTATAAGGATTAGCTAGGGGTACATCAAGAGATACCCCTAGCTCAGAAGCATAGACGTTACCAATCTCAATATCCTCTCCAGATACAGCCTGTTCAGATACATACAAACTACCCTGGACGATATCTTCATCAGAAATATTGATTATTGTGCTGTCTTTTAAAGTAATAGACCCAGTTATTCTGACGTTTCGTATATTTTGAGTTATAGCAGTTTTATAGGCTCCTGTTGTAGGGTACATGATTCACCCTCCTAGTACTCAATTAGAGAAGCGGTAAGCTCCCAGATGCTGTTGGAAGGATTACTATTGTCATACTTTATCAACTTACCAGACTTAGGACCACAGTACATATCTGTAACTGCATTTGTGGCACTTGTGGGGTCGAAGAAAGTCACAGAAAATTTGGATGGAGACAAAGAAGAAGCTATAATTTGTAGTTCTGTCCCTGACACTTTCCAAGTCACTTCTATCTTGTAAACTCCAGCCCTTACCCTGTCACGAGATAATACCCCAGTCTCAGTTCTTTTAGTATTTTCACTATCAATGTCCTGAATAGACACTTCGTATTCAGAAGGGCCAGGCATATCAGTAGTGCCTATCTTGATTAGTGCCAACTCTATCCCCTCCCATTACTTCTAATGCTACGCCTATCTTGAGACTTGTAGATATAGGCATCTATTTGTTCGTTCCCAATATAGACATAGATATCGCCTACACCTGCCGATGTAGCAGGAGTACCAACTGCTTGACTTGAATTAGCTGGTAAAGTAGCTACTCCAGCTAACTGCTGAGCTACTGACCCCACGGCATTTTTGATTATCCCAGAATTTTGCAATATTCCTTGCGCGTACATTTTTATAAAGTTGGGAGCCCACTCGTCAGCTGTGCGTCCTGGACCTTCTTTGGTAGGAGACGAGAAGCCAAGAAAGTCTTTAACTGTGCTCGCGGCACCCTTGAGAGTACTTTTCAGGTCAGAGAACTTGGATTTTACACCACTAATAAAGTTATTCAACAGGTTCCTTCCCCAATTCCTAGCTTGACTAATTATGTTAGAGATTGTACTTTTAGCTGTATTAAATGGCTGTATAAGCGCGTTCTTGATAGCTCCAGCCATACTGGATATAGAGCTTCTAACACTTTGCCAAGCACTGGTTATATTACTTTTAATAGCAAACATAACTGACGTTAGGGTGTTTTTAGCTCCCTGTATAGGGGTTTCTATGGCTAGCTTAATAGCGTTCCATACAGTTGTGGCTAGTTGCTTTAGAGAATCCCAGGTGTTTTTGAAAAAAGTTGCTACGGCAGTCCAAACATCGCTTACAGTCTTTTTGGTGTTTTCCCAATTAGTCTTAAAATAGTTCAGAATAGAATCCCAAATAGACTTGGCTTTATCTTTAATCTTATCCCAAGTATCTACAAGCTGTGTTGAGATTTTACCCCATATTTCCAGGGTTTTCTCCTTTACCAAGTCCCAGTTAGCTATAATTAGCACTGCAAGTGCTATAACTGCCGCAGTTATCCAACCTACTGGGCCTAGCGCGATTACCCAGGCCGCGGCCATCTTAGCCGCGTGGAGTAAAGATTGAACTCCTGCCCAGGCCCACTTAGCCACCATGAGAGCCAATTGCCCGACCATGACTGCCCCTTGAGCTACCGCCGCCACGCCCTGAGCTATGAAAGAGGCCACTACTTTAGCACCGTTTATGATAGCCGCAACTCCTAGCTTGATAAAAGCCCCTACTAACACAGCACCTACAACTAGAGCAATAGCTTTAAACCAAGGGTCAGCTTCTGCCCACTTCGCTTTAATAGCCTCCCAAGCTAATAACGCAGTACTTTTCACCTTTTCCCAAGCATTAACAGCACCTTGCTTCAGATAGTCCCAAAACCCAGCCAAGGTAGGTTTAGCTTGCTCTAAATCTCCTGTTAAACCAGCTCCTACATCAAAGCTAGGCATGCTTACTTCCCCAGCTGATATATCGCCCAGGGCTAGCCCTTCGCCCAATCCCTCACCGCCAGAGACTGCCTCTTTTTGTAGTTGATTAATCTCGTCAAAAGGCTGTAAATTCTTGGCCGCCGCTTTACCTGCCTTTTTCAGCGCATCAGCTTGATCGTTCAGCGAATCCACAGAGCTAGCTGAGTTATCAGCCATTTGTTGTGACTGAGCTCCAAGCTCCTCTTGAGCTGTAGCACTATCGTAGACTGACTTTGAATAGTTGCCCCACATGTGTATCCCTACTCCTGCGGCGGCAGAGATAGCCAATATTAACCAGCCTATAGGCCCAAGAGCCGACCATAAAGAGAATATTGCTACCCGCAATCTTGCCATAACTCCAGTTAAAACCACGCCTTGCTGGGCCGCTAGAGCCATTTGCACTCTGTAGATACCCATAGCTTTACTAAGAGTGTTTAGTATGGGTATATTTGCCGCTAATTGGCCTCTCTCTATAGCTGTAATAGTAGCTAGAGCTTTCTTGGCTAATACAAGCATTTTCGTGATAGTTAAGTAAGTGCCTAGGGTTACTACGACAAACTTGATTTGAGTTCCATATTGTTTCAGGAACCCAATTACAGCACGTATTACGATGATAAACCCATGCATAACCGCAGTTAGCAAGCTCACCAGTACAGCTATCTCAGGCCCAAAAGATTCCATGATAGCTTGCTTTAACCCAAACTTAGTAAAAGTATCATAAAATTTGGTGGCAAAGTCCCTCACCTTTTGGAGCCAACTTACCAGCCCTTTAAACAAATCTTGGGTGATAGCTCCAATAGTCATTTGCCACACGTCTTTGATAGTAGAGGTTACGCCTTCCCAAGTATTCTCCATATTCTTCATCATATCGGGGAATCTCTTGTTCATGCCATCTACTAGCATAGTTATAGCTTTATCAGCAGGTATTAAGCCTTTTTGTTGCATAGCCATAACTTCTGCGGTAGTTTTACCCATAGCATCGGCAAGTATTTCCCATGCTGGGATGCCTGTTTCGGTGAGCTGACGCATTTCTTCGCCAGATAGCTTACCTTTTGCTCTCATCTGCCCCATAGCCAGGATAATTCTGTTAATACCGTCTGCTCCCATGCCTAGCCCAGCAGTAGCGTTACCTACAGCTTCCATCAAAGGTAGTACTCTTTCTGCTTCAAAGCCATAAGCTAGCATTCTTTTTGAAGCTTCCAATAAGTCTGGGAATTCAAATGGTGTCTTAGCCGCAAAATCTGCGAGATTGTCCAGAAATACAGCCGCTCTTTCAGCACTACCAAGCATAGTCGTGAAGCCTATGGTTGATTGCTCTAGCAATGCGTTATAGCTTATAGCAGTACTTGTTATAGCTTTAAAGCCTCTTTTGACAGTCTCAAACAAGCCAACTCCTAGGGCTACAGAGAGAGCACCCTTAAACACCCCTCCTAATTTTGTGGCTCTTTGTTGCGTATAACCTTCTAGCCTATCTAGCTCCCTCTCATAAGGTTTACGGTCTAGGCCCATAGAAGCCCATACTTCCCCAACTTGCATTCTTGCTCACCTCCATATACCCTTGGATTTGGCATCATTTATGTGTTTCTCCCAAGACTTACTGGGTTTTATCAACTTATCCACTTCTTGTTTAAACTTCTTAGCTATGAAATCGTCGGGATTCTTGGGCTTGAATCTTTTTCTAGCCAGCATACCAGCGATAGCCCCAAAACCATTAGTTATCACTGCGGCTAGAAAGGCCCATTTAGTCTGCTGTTCGTTGTATTCTTCCAAAAGCTTCTGCCTACTAAGCTCTTCCAAGATAGCCACTAACTCTCTAACAGTGAGTTGTCGCATATCGTCAATAGTCCAACCAAACTCTCGTGCCAATAATACAACTACATCAGCAGTGAGCCAACTAGAAGCTAGCTCTGCGCCCCGGCTCGAACCAGCCCCATGATTGGCTTCATGAGCCGCTTGATTCCGGTAAAATTTACATCTACAAACGCCTCAACAATCCCCTCTAGTTCAGACATATAGGCGTTCTTTACATCTTCCCCAGATATCTCTGGAAATATCACAGGTATCTTTTCATACAGGAGCTCAAACCCAGCATTTTCCAAAAACTTGGTTAGGTCAATCTTTTGAATATCTCCTTCACTTTCCGGGAACAACTCGGTCACCAATTTTTCCAACTCGCCAATACGCATTTCAATTATGCGTATATCTTTGCCGCCAAAGCTTACCACTTTCTCACGCATAGTATAGCCTCCTTAAAATCTTAGGTACAGTCTACCCGTACCTATAAACTCTATGGATTCTTCCACTAGGCCATCCACAGGGTCTTCAATACTGTCACCGTTGATAATAGCAAACCCCTCTAAACAATCCTGGGCTGGGCCAGAATCAGTGAAAAGCTTTACAACAACGGTTTCGCCTAGGGAGTCATAAAACTGTGTATCTCCCCAGTAAGCTTCTGCGCTCCCTGACCATCCATTGATAGTTCTTACAAAGTCTTTCCAGCCTTGTGATGCAAAAGTTGTAGCTTCAGCATCTTCCCCATCAGTATCTATGCTCCAGTTGAAAAATCCTCCTGCTGGTACTAGAGTTAAGTAGCTACCCGATACCTCTACAGTGGATTCAGAATCCAAGGCACTATTGAAAACTACATAACCCCCAGCATGCTCTAAGGTGAAGCCTGAAGTAATCACTGATCCGTCCACTTCAACTAGCACCGGAACACTAGGCTCCCAATATCTGAGATTCAGGTCATCAATCTGATATCGCTTGTAAGAAGCATCCCCTGTACAGGGTTCACTCGAAAAAGACACCGGGGCGGTGTTTACGTCAGAAACGTACACCGCACCAGTCATTCCAGTTATAGCCATATTCTAACCTCCTTATACTGGCAACGTCAATTCACCTGTACCCTGGATATCACAACTAAAACTAGCTTTATCATCTACAGGCACCTCAATCGAAGGTTTTACTAAAGCTTGCCCAGTAAAAGACACAGTATCACTGACTTTAAATGTAAACGATAAAGCTTGACCAGAAGCCCAAGCGGAAAGGATGGCTTTTTGACCGTTTGTATCGTCTGGCTTGAAGTTGCCCTCAATACTGCCTGACCACTCTTTCAACCCGGCCAAGTACTCCTTCCATCCGTTTGAGTCAAAGCTGGTTATCTCGATGTCATCAGCTCCTAAATCCAGACTCCAATTTGATATCTCAGAAACTTTGTTGGCTCCTAGGGATACGCTTCCACCTTTTCCTGCTATTGCCATAGGTTATACCTCCTTTATAATCTCAAAATTTACAAACAACTCCACCCTGTTACTCTCATCGCGCTGGAATATCTCTGGAGAACCCCTTGCTTTAATAAGCAAATACCGGGTTCCTGACATGGTTACTTCATGAACCCCGTGGAGTTTTTGTATCGCCTCAGTGATATTTGACTTGGCTGTAGCATACGCTTTAGCTCTTGACCGTACTTGTAGCCCAGGGTATTCTCCGTTCCAATGAAGGTCAGGAGGACTTCCAGCATACTCAAACAAAGCTATACAAGTATCTGGAGAATCCGGCATATTACCTTCATATATAGTAGTAGATATTCCGCTATCTTGTAGATAAGAGCTTATTGATGCTAGCACTAAACTCTAACCCCCTCTCAAGGCTTTTTGTATGGCTTTATCCATATACTTGTAAACTTTGCTCTTATTGCGGTTAAAAGCATCTTCCAAGTATTTGGCTTTGCCATGCTCATGCCGATATCCCAAAGCTTCGTGCTGTCTACGAGCATAAGGGGTATTAAAACTTATAAATACAGCTTCGTCCTTTCCTAGACTTTCTTCAAACAAAATAGACTGATTTGCTAAAGCGGCTTGGTATACTTGGCCTGAATCTGGTAGACTTCCTACTGTAACTACTCCACTTCTTCTCAGTGTGCCAGATTCCATAGGAGTTTCATCGATAGCTTCTGTGAGTATGGCTTCTCCACCAATTCTC